AAGCCGCTACGTGGCCCGGCTGGAAGCAGGCAAGCGCGAGCCGTCACGCGAGACGGTTGGCGCCCTGGCCGGTCTCCTGGACTGTGACGCGGACGAGACGGTCCAGTTGTTCGTCGCGGCGGGGTTCCTGCCGCCGGGCCGGTGGGTCGTGCGCCAGGGTGTCGTCATGCTCGACGGTGACGCATGAGACACACGAGTGGCCCGGCTCAGCCGGGCCCGCTCCAGCCCCCGCCAGCGATCCGCTACACGCACCAGAATGCCCCAGGATCGTCGAGAGGGGCGTGAGCCGACTCCTGACACCTTCGCGCCCCTGGTGACCGCTAGACACGCACCCATCGACGATCCACAATCAGCGGCGACGGGCGCGTGGTGAACGCCCCGTCGCTGGCGCCGGCTGTTTGGGCAGCCGCCGCACCGGGAGTCTATCCCAGCGGCCAGGTCGAGCGCCGGCGCGTCACGGGAGGACGGGCCATGTACATCTCTCAGCACGACGAGAAGGACGACGCCTACACGACCGTGGCCTTCCGGCCGCACGAGCTGCGGCTGCTCACGTTCGCGCTTCAAGTGGCGTGGGAACAGACGGACTGGACGGAGGAGGACGGGAGCTGGCTGGAGACGGCGTTGGAGCTGCTCCGGGCGACGGCGCAGACGCTCACCTTCGAGGACGAGGCCGATCCAGAGGTGGTGCGGCGCCGGCGCTGGCCGCGCACGCTCGCCGGCGCGACCGGCCGTGATGCCGACCTGGCCGTGGCCGCCGTCAGCGGTCACTGAGTGGCCCGGCTGAGCCGGGCCCGATGACCACCAGCGGCGGGCGTGTCCCGCCCGTATCCCGGCGTGCTACCATGCCCACATGGTGACTCCCGTGGTGACGCTGTGCGAGGTGCCGCTCGACCAGGTGCTGGTCGACGACGGCGTGCTGCCGCGCCAGGTCGATCCGGCACTGCTGGACGACTACGCCGGGCGGCTGCGCGCCGGCGACCGCTTCCCGCCGATCCGGTGTGGGCGGCTCCCCGATGGCCGCCTGCTGCTGCTCGACGGCCGGCACCGCCTGGAGGCGCACCGCTGGCTGAGCCGCCCGTGCATTGCCGCCGAGGTGGCGACGATCATGGATCGGCGCCAGGCGTATCTGATGGCGCTGGCCGGCAACCGGCAGCATGGCCGGCGGCTGTCGACGGGGGAGCTGCGCCGGGCCATCGAGCGGCTGCTGGCAGATGCGGAGTGGCGGACGTGGACGGATATCGCCATTGCCCGGCTGCTGGGCTGCTCGGGCGCCTATGTCGGCGAAATCAGGCGCGTGGTCGGCGCGCAGGCGGCCACCAGGGTCTACACGAAGGCCAACGGGACCCAGGTGACGATGACGGTCACGGGCCCCACGGTGCGGACGGCCACGATCGAGCGGGCGGTGGCCAATGGCGGGCTGGCGGGCAAGCGGGCGACCAAGCTGGCCGGGAACCTGATCACGGGGGCGCTGACGGCCATCGACCTGCTGCTACCGCTGTCGCCCGCGGCGCTGGCCGCCACCCTCGACGAGCACGGGCGCTGGGACGAACTGAGCGAGTCAACGCAGCGGCTGGTGGGACTGGTGGCCGCGGCGAGACTGGTGTCGGTCGGGATACCGAAAGTGGCCCAGAAATAGAGCCAAAACGGCCGTTTCAACGTATACTGTATTGGTACATTGAAGTGGCCGAGGCGCTGCGATCAACAGCCCTCGGCCTGGACACACACCTACGAGGAGGTGGCGTCATGGCCCAGTCTACGGCATCCCGTGCCCGTCGCAATGGCAAGCCGGCCGAGTTGTCCCAGTCGCGCACGGTCGCGCTCTATCTGCGCGTGTCCACCGCAGAGCAGGCCGACCGGCAGACGATCGACCAGCAGCGCGACCGGCTGCGCGCCTACTGTCGGGCGATGGACGACGGCGAGGCCGGCACCTTCGACTACGCGGGCGCCCGCGAGTACGCCGACGACGGCATCAGCGGCACGCTCGCGCTGGTGGACCGACCGGCCGGTCAGGCACTGCTTGACGACTGCCGCGCTGGCCGCATCGGGCTGGTCGTCTTCGCCCGCATCGACCGCTTCGCCCGCTCGCTCCGGGAGCTTATGAACGCCCAGGAGGAGCTGGAGGGGCTGGGCGTCGGCATCGCCAGCGTCAGTGAGCAGTTCGACACGACCAACGCCAACGGGAAGCTGATCTTCCACATTCTCGGGGCGATGGCGGAATTCGACCGCGCCAACACCGTCGAGCGCCTCACTGGGGGGCGGCGTGCCGTGACTCGCGCCGGCGCCTTCGTCGGCGGTGTCATCCCGTTTGGCTACGAGGTCGACACGCAGAGTCAACTAGTCCCCAGCCGGCGCCGCCTCGAGGCGCTGGGGATGACCGAGGCCGAGGCGGTGGCTGACATGTTCCGCCGCATGGCCGACGAGGGGGCCACGACGGTCAGCGAAGCGCAGCGCCTCAACGCGCACGGCGTCGTACCCTGCCGCCGCTACGTGGTCTCGATGAAGCCAAAGCGCCCCGGCGCCACGCCCTCGCGCTCGGAGATCCCGACCCCCAGCGGTCAGTGGCGGCCGAACCGCATCAGCCTGATCCTCAAGAACCCGCTCTATAAGGGCGAGCCGGAGATCGATTGGTCGACCGGCGCTGAGACACTCAGCGCGCCGCCGCTGGTGGCGCCCGACGTCTGGGCACGGGCCAACGCGGCGCTGGCGCGCAACATGTCCGAGTGCACACGCCCCGATAGCCACGTCTACCTGATGCGCGGGCTGATCACCTGTAGCTGCGGCTACAAGTACGTCGGTAACCCGAAACGCGGCGGCGACGGCTCGCTGATGTACTACTACCGCTGCGGCCGACAGGTGCAGCGCACGGGGACGCGGCCAGAGGAGCGTTGCCGGTCGCGCATGATCAACGCCGACCGCATCGAGGCGGCGGTGTGGGCCGATATCAAGGACTTCGTCGCGGACCCCGGCCAGCCGCTGGAGACAGCACGCGGCCAGCTTGCCGGCCGACTGGCACGCGCCGCTTCCGCCGAGCAGGAGCGGGGCCAATTGCTGTCACGGCTGGCCGAGAAGGACCGCGAGCGCGAGCGGGCGCTGCTGCTCTTCCGGCGCGGGACGACGTCCGTGGTCGAGATGGATCAGGCACTGGGGGAGATCACGCGCGAGTCAACGACGCTGCGGGCACAGCTGGATGCGCTGTCCAGCGAGGTCGACGTCGCGCGGGCCTGGGAGGCGCGGGTCAGCTCCGCGGCGTCGCTGCTCTCGTCGCTGGGGGCGCGCGTGGCGGCGATCGAGGCCGATGACGACGCGGAGGCCCGGCGAGCGCTGGTGGCGCAGCTGGTGGCCGAAGCGACGGCAACTGAGGCGCCAGGGACGGGCAAGCGGCCTCGGATCGAGATCGACGTGACCTATGTGTTCGGCGAGCGACGTGCTGTCAATATCAGTACCGGCACCGGTAGTGATAGCGATAGCACATCGCTGGCGCCCATCCCGCTCCGCGTCTGCTATGGCGGCGAGTCGGGTACGGCCGCATAGCCCGCCGCGCGTTACAACAGCAGTGGGTGAGCTCGGCGTCGTCTTGCAGCGGCGCCGGCGCTCCCCGGCCTCACCGGCCTGCAAGCGAGGTGAGTCCGATGCAACACATCGACCAGCGGCGGCGCATCCCGCCGGTGCTCTATCGCCTGCTGTTGAAAAGTGCCTACTACGTCGCGCTCTCTGGTGACGCGGCGTGCATGGTGGCGCTGGAGCGATTGGCAGCGCCAGTCACTGCCGTCGCCGTCCTGGGTCCGCGCGTCGACCTCGAGATGAGCGACGAAGCGCCAGCTCAGCAAGTGGTCGACTTCTGCCGGAAGTGGCATCTGCCGCAGGAAGACGGTCCGGCCGACGTCGCCTGGAGCCTGGGTCATCTGCGGGTGACCGGCACGCCGCGGCTGATTCCTGGCCCGGTGGCCTACTGGCAACCTCGTGGGACCATCGACAGGATTGCCGTCGACTGGGTCGAGCATCGGCCAGGCGAAGACTCCCCAGCTGACACGCGGGCGAGGATCAAGGAGCGCCTCGCCGACGAACTGCGCTGCGTCGACGAGCAGATCGCGGCAATCGAGCGCGAGGCGGCGCAGGCAGACTGGCAACCGCTGGCACCGCGGTATGCCGATCGTGAACGCCTGGTGGCCGACGCTAAACGTGTGTATCGCGTGCTGGTGCTGGAAGAGCCGCCGAAGTCCTTCGACCGGCACCGTGCGACGGTGATCCGGAGCGTCGACCACTGGAGAAAGGCGCTGGGGCTGTGGTGACCGGCCCACTTGTGTTGCTTCTTAGCTCCTGAGGGATACAACCCACACGGGTCAGCCTGGTAGCGTCGGGGACAGTTGGCATCGCCCACTGCCCGCCCTGCGCCAGGAGGTGTCCCGTGAAGCGTCTGCTCTATGTGCCGCTCACCGAGGCGGCCTATGACGCGATCATCGCCCGCGCCGGCCTGGAGAAGCGCCGGCCGCAGGAAGAGGTCGCGGTCATCGTCGAGCGCGCGCTCGGCCTGCTCGACACGCCGCCGCCGCTACGGGAGTTGCGTCCCGAGTGGCAGGCCGAAGCGCTCGAGGTCGGGCGATGAGCCCCCGCGGCACCGAGATCCGTGTCCGTCGGCGCTATGCGCCCGATGACCAGCGTGCTGCCGAGGCGCTGCTGTCGCTGCTCCTGCGGGCCGGTCCAGTCGACTCAGACGCTGACCCGTCCCAGCGGCCAGCATCGCCGGTGGCGCCACCGGACCCTGCCCCAGACACGCAGAACGGCCAGGCTGATCCATGACCGCTCTGCTGGCCCGTTCTTTCCCCCCCTGGCGCTCACCAGAGGAGTAACCCGCAATGGCAAGTCTAGCACGTTCGTCGACGGGACATGTCCCGAACCTCGACGGCGCCTTCACGATCGCCCGCATCCGCCGGGAGGTCGCCACCGTCCCGACCCCAGCCTTGCTCGAGCAGGCGGACGACCTCGCGCATATCCCGCGGCTCATGCGACCACTGACCTGGACCTGGCTGGGGGCGGTCGCGATCGAGCTGGGCGAGCGGGCGGTGCGCGCCGAGGCCGCGCTGGCAGGATCGTCGCGGCCGGCTGGTGGCGCGCGATGAGCGTGCCACGGCGTCGACATCTGGGAGTTGTCCCAGCCCCGATCCCCGCCGCCTGGCTCGCCGCGGCGCTGGCGCGTGAGTTGGCGGTCCTGTCGGATCGGCGCCTGGGGGAGCAGGCCCTGCTGGTCGCCGACCTGCCGCCAGTGCTTGAAGACCTGGCTCGGGAGCGTCGACGAGCGCTCCTGCGTGAGTGCGGTCGTCGCCTGTTGCGGAGTGCTTGACATGGCCGCCGCTCGCCACCAGGCAGACCTGCCTGCCCCGCTGCTCGACGCGATCATGCAGGCGATCAGCGCGCGTGGCTGGACGGGCCGGCTGGTCGGCGCGGAGGCGGCCTTCCGGTGTCCCGAGCACGACGACGCGACCCCGTCGGCCCACTGGAACACGCAGAAGCACACCTGGTACTGCCAGGTCTGCCAGGTGGGCGGCGGCGCGCTCGACCTGGCCCGGCGCCTCGGTGTGCCGCTGCCTGAGCCGCGCCTGAGCGTCGTCGGCGATCATCGCCCGCCGGCAGTGGTCGCCACCTTCACCTACCGCGATGCAACGGGACGCGCTGTCTACCACATCGATCGCATCGAGCCGGGGCGCGACGGCCGGCGGAAAGACTTTCTGCCCCGAGCCACGCACGTCCAGCCGGGCGACTGGCGACGCTACGGGCTCAAGAAGCATGGGATCGACGCCATCCTCTACCGGCTCGACGACCTGCCGGCGGCTGGCAGCGGCGCGACCGTCTTCATCGCCGAGGGCGAGCGGAAAGTCGACCTCCTGCGCTCGTGGGGCCTGGTCGCCACCTGCAACGCTGGCGGCGCGAAGAAGTGGCAGCCCGACTACAGCCAGCGCCTGGCCGGCCTCACCATCGTCCTGCTCCCCGACAACGACAGCGCCGGCGTTGAGCACATCGACCGGATCGCCGCCGACCTCCAGCGCGTCGCCGCCACGGTGCGCGTGCTGCGCTTGCCGGGACTCGCGACCAAGGGTGACATCATCGACTGGGTCGCCAGCGGTGGCGATCGGGACCAGTTCCTGGCACTCGTCGCCGAGGCGCCACCGTGGACAGCCCAGCCTGATCCTGCCGTTGTCGACCGGCTCGAGCGGCAGCTGGCCGATGCTGAGGCCACCATCCAGCGGCTGAGGGCCGAGGTGGAGCACGGCAAGGCGCTGCAGCGGGCGCTGTTCGACCTGCACGCCAACCCGGTCATCGGCAAGCACGGCTCGGTGATCGCCAACGTGCTGCGCGAGGTGATCAGTCGGCGCGACCAGGTCGATGACTGGGTCGGCATCAACCTCACGGTCTGGCAACGGGTGGACCAGACCACGGGCGAGGTCACGCTGGTGCCGAGCCGCGTCGCCGGCGGCTGGTCACGGCAGACCACGGCGAACATCATCAAGGCGTTCGCTGAGACACGGCCGGACGTGCTCGCGTACCGGAATGTCGCGGGCCGCGCGGGCGTGCTGGTGCTGGAATGCCGGTGCCCGATCACCACGCTGGTGGACGCGATCGTCCTGGCCGCGGCAACCGAGCGCGCGCTGGAGCGGGCGGACGCGCCGTCGACGCCGAAGAAGTACCTGCCCAACCGCCGCTGCGGCCAGTGCGACTCGCAGCGCGTGTGGTTGCGGCGGACGGTGGTGCGCCATCACGTCTGCGACGACTGTGGCGCCGAGGTCGAAGTCGGGCCTGCCGGAACGCCGGCCGCGGCCAGGTCTGAGTCGCAGCCGCGCATGTCGAAATTTTCCCGCTTGGTGGTTAACCAGACAGAGTCTCCAGTCTACGTTAACCGTAAGCGGGAAAATTTCGACATGGACGCGCGCGCGCACGCACGCGAGGGCGACGAGCCAGGCGATCGGGTGGCGGCCCTGCGGGGGCTCCGACCGGTCGCGCATCACATCCAGCCGCTCGACGCCTGCGCGGTGACCGGGTGCGACACACCAGCGACTCACCAGGGCGGCGACGGGCTGGTGCGGTGTCGAGCGCACGCGCTGATCGCACCGGGCGGGCTCAGCGTGCCCCTGGAGAGCCTGGGGGTGACGCCATGACCAGGCCGCGCGAGTCAGAGGCCGGCTGGCAGGGCGCGCTCGAGGACGCCCTCGCCCCGCTGGGCTGGGAGTGCTTCCACGTCACCATCCCGATCCGCAGTCGCGGCGGCTGGGTCGATGAGGTGCTGTGGCATCCGCGTCTGGGGATCGTCGTCTTCGTCGAGCTCAAGACGGACCCCGGCAGGGTGCGGCCCGACCAGGCGCTGATGCTCGACTCGCTCGACCGCGTGCAGACCTGCCTCGGCGCCGCCGTCTGGCGGCCAGCCATGTGGCCGGCGATCGAGGCGTTCCTGCGTGATCCAATCGGCGTCGGGTGTGTGCCGGGCGCCTGGTCGCGCGGGCCACCGCGCTGAGGTGGGACACGACGCGAGTGGCCATGAGTGACGCGAGGAGAGGACAGCATGAACCGCGAGCACATCGGCATCGGGCACCAGCACGCCGTCGCCGTCGAGGCGTTCGGCCGGGACTTCCACGCCACGACCCTCACGTTCGACCTGCCGACCATCGGCCCGTCCCCGTCCGTGCTCCAGCTGGACGCCCCGACGATGCCGATGCCAGAGTTTCGGCTGGTGTTCCGGAAGGCGCAGGATCAGGTCTGTAGCATCACGGCGCAGCTCGAGGCTCGGTGGGGTATCGGCGGCGATGATGCGTGGGATCCCGTGGCCGCCCCGTACGCGACGGCGCATGTCCTGGTGCACGACGCCAACGACGCCGCATACGGCCGGTCGGCACTGATGCTGCTCGGCGCGATGCAGGTCGTTGCCGAACTGTTCAGCCGCGAGTTGTGCGACCTGGACGCCAAGGAGCGGCGGTATCGCCAGGGAAAAGCGACGGCGATCTCCCCGATGTCGGCATGGGTCGGGGGCGACTGCTAAGCGCCGGACACGGCCGCGGGCGAGGAGAGGAGCCCCGCCCGCGGCCACTGACCTATGAGCTGACGACGGGAGGATAGCACGATGACCATGACGATCACACGCGAGATCCTCGACGAGGGCTGGGCGCAGCTCCGTGCCGATCGGCGCCTGCGCGCCTGGCTGGCCGTCCACTACCCGCTTGGCGAGCAATTGCTGGCGGCGCGCGACAGCCTGGCCGAACTGCCCCCGCATGCCTACACCCGCCTGTACGAGCATGGCCTCACGCCGGCCCAGCGGGACTACGAGGCCTGGTACGCGCTCTTCGAACGCCTCTGCCGCGTCATGATCGTGGCGAATGAGAGCCCCCGCGCACGCAAGCTGCCGGCCCGGAAAGCGTGGGTCTGGGTCGGTCACGACGCGCGGGAGTTCGACCGGATCACCACCGAGATGGGGGACCTCTACCCGCCCGGCGACTCCGACCGGGATATCGACTACTACCTGTGCCTCCATGGCTTCGACGATGACGAGATCACGCGGCTCCTGGCGGCGTGGCCGCCGAAGGAGGCGTGAGATGGACTGGACACAGAGTGAGCTCGAGCGCCGCTGGCTGGCCGAGGATGGCCAGGCCGTCGTGGCCAACCGCCACACGGGAGTCGACCCGAACCTGATCGCCTGGGCGAAGCGCACCGGCCGGTTCGTCGACATCGGCCGGCCCGGCCCCTGGGGCAACCCCTTCAGCGTGGGCGTGCATGGGACGCGCGCGGAGGTCATCGCCAAGCACCGCGCCTGGCTGATCGACCACCCCGAGATGCTGGCCGAGGTCCCAGGGTTGAAGGTCCTGGCGCTGGACTGGTTTCGAGGCCGGGTGCTGGCCTGCTGGTGTCACCCTGAGCCCTGCCATGGCCATACCCTCGCCGAGCTGGCAAACCAGGGCGCCGTTGGTGTCATCCGGCGCCATAGTGCATGATTGGAATAGCCGATAATCGACCGGGAGGTATTCATGAGCGCGATGACTGCTGCCCCCGCCCGTGAGGTCGTCGCCGCGGCGATCGCCGCCGGCCACCACCGGGTCGCCGACCTGATCGCCGCGACTGGCTTGCCGCGGCAAACGCTATCCAACGAACTGACGATGGGCAAGAAGCGCGGCGACTACGTCCACGACCAGCAGGCGGGCGAGTGGCGCCTGTCCAAGCGGGCAGCCAATGGGGCGCCCCCAGGGTCACGGGTGGCCCCCAGTCTCCCCAGCACGCCCCCCGTCTCCCCGCGCTGGCTCGCTCGCTGGGTGGCGCTCTTTGACGGCGACGCCTCGGCCCTGGCGCCGTTGATCGCCATCACGCCGGAACTGGCGCAGGCCGCCGCCGTCGAAGACCAGGCCGCGGCCCGCCGGGCGGCCCTCGCCGACGAGATCGCCGCCACGAGTGAGGAGCGGCAGACCCTGGAGGCGCAGCACCGTGCCCTGTCGAGGACCGGCGCCGGCGATACCGACCTGGATGCCATCGACGCGGCCCTGTCCCGCCTGAGCGTGCGCGCCGGGCGCCGGGCCGCCGCGCTCCCGATCGCCATCCGCGCGCATGGCGCCGCCCTCCTCGACCTCTACAGCGTCCTGCGTGACGCACTGGTAGCGGCGTCCTTGAGGCACAAGGCAGAGTTGGCCACGACCGACGCGCTCTGGCAGCAGCTCACGCAGCGCGTGCAGTCGTTGAGGAACGCCAACACGCACCAGGGCACGCTCGACCAGCTGGCGGCCGCCCAGCTTGAGTGGGCGACGCTGGGGCAGGCGCGCCAGGCCGACGTCGCCGCTCTGGACGTGCTGGACAAGGCCTGGTGGACGCTGCCGATCCACGTCGACCAGGCCACCAGCCTCGCCACGCTGCCCGAGGCGGCCGTCGCGTCCTGGGTGACGGCGTGCGAGCAACTGCCGGCGCAACGGGCCGAGGTGGTCCAACTGCGGCAGGCGGCCGCCGGCGCCGGAGCGGGGAGCGGACAGTCGCCGCCTCTCCGCAAAGCAGAACGCCGCCTGGCCTGGATCCGCGGGCTGCCGGATCAGGATGGGGAGGGCTGAGCGATGGCGACGAGTGACCCCATTAACCAGGCGCTGCGTCGGGCGGCCGGACGAGCGCCAGACCCAGCGGAACTGCCCTATGGCCCCCGTCCCGCCACCCCGGCGCATCTGACCGGCCGCGCGCTGGCGATCTGGACCGACGCCATGGACGAGATGGACGCCGCCAACGCCGCGGCCATGGGGCATGTCCCCAGGCGTGGCCATGGCTCGGCCGATGGGGCAGCCCGTGGGGCGGCGCCGTCGGCGGCCGTCGACTTCAACCGCATCCTGCGTGATGCCGCCCGTGTCTCGCGGCTGATGGGAGACTGACATGCGGATCGCTGAGCACGCCACTGGGGGCCGGTCATGGTGCTAGAGCGGCCCAGGGAAGGGCACGGGCAACTTTTTATAACAACTGGCCCACACTGCCACCCTGAAGTGCACGACGAGGACTGCCGCACGGGCGGCACGCCACCGACCGACGAGGAGAAGCTCCCACCAACGGCGCGCATCACCACCTTCGCCGGGTCGGGCGGTGGTCCCCTCCTCATGGCCTGGCTGGGCCAGGAGCGCGTGTTTGACGGCTCCGACAGTTACGAGAACTGGATCCCGACGGTCGGCACCGCGCTGACGCGGATGAATGGGGCGGCACGGTCCGGCGCCCCGTACGACGCGCGCATCGGACGCGCGGCGGGATCGCCCGCGATCGGCGCCCGCAGCGTCAGCGACTACGACTGGGATGTCGACGGCGCCAGCATCGTCAGTGGCGGCAGCAGCAGCAATTGCACCGTCGAATTCAATAGTCTGGGCATCGCGCGCGTCGAACTGACCGTCACCGACAGTAACGGCAGCGAGGGCAAGCGGCGCCTGTACGTGCGCGTCGTGAAGCGGCCGAGCGAGGGCACGGCGCCCGACATCCCCATCGCCAACGCCGACCTGGTCGGGCTGTCGGGCAGCCTGAGCGGCGGCGGCTGGGGCGGCTACCGCGGCAGCGTGCTCGTGCGCGGCCCATCCCCAGAGGCCTTCCGCCGTGGACAGATGATCTGCCTGTATCACGAGAACACCGCTGATGGTGTGCTGTTCGAGGGCGAGATCTTCTCGGGCTGGATTGTTGGCGTCGCCGCGACCGATAGCGCCGTCGGCAGTGAGACCCGGCTGGAGATCGCCACCGGCGAAGCATTCCTCTCGCAGCGCGGCGTCGATTGCACCGACTTCGGTCTGATCAACGACCGGTTGGCGGCGGAGCTCAACATCACGTCGGTTGAAGCGCCCCGGGAGATCTTCCCCTGGTACTTGACCTGGGGCCTGCACTGGTTGCCGCGCCTGACGGTGGGCATCCTGCTGCATCACGTCCTGCGCTATCACATCCATGTGCGGATTGGCAGCGAACGCTACCCGGCGACCGAGATCATGAACGTTGTGCGCGAGTGGTGGCAGGACTGGGACGACGCCGGCGATGACGAGGTGCTGGCGTTCAACATGCCGCGCGGGTCGGCCATGGGCTCGCTGGCCGCTGCCCTGCCAAACGGCGCCTGGGCGGGCTTCTGCGACCGGCACAGCACGCTGACGGCCGTGCGGCTCCAGCCCGCCAAGCCGTCGGCCGACGCCTCGCTCGCGACGATCGACCGGACCAGCTGCCTGGCGCCGATCGAGCTGCTCGATGGCGACGACCAGCCGGTGCGCCTGGTGGTGGTGACGCCCGCCCCAGCGGCCATGGTGAGCGCGACGGCGTTGCCGATGCCGGCCTTTACCGGGCGCTACCCGGCCAGCCCCAGCGGTGGTGGCGGGCTCGACGTCATGCGCACGAATGTCTGGGCCACGACGGAGGCCGCCGCCAACCGCATCGCGGAAGCGCGCTATCACATCCTGAACGCCACCAAGGGCGCGCGTGTTGTCCTGCCGGGCGTCACCTTTACCCTTCACAACGTCTGCCGCCTGACGGCCATGGGGGGAGGCGTCACCTGGACGAATAAACGCTTCTACGTCGTCGGAGAGCGCATCGAGCGCAGCACCGAGGCCTACGGGATGCTGCGTCAGACGCTGGAGCTGCGCGAGGTCGATGGCGATGAGTGACCAGGTCGCGGCAGCAGGAGACAGAGCGGCGCCGCCAGCCTCGTGGCGGTCCTGGCAGGAAGAGGGTGCCGTCAGTATCGCACAGTGGAGGGGCCGTGACCGGCACAAGTGATCCATCCACACGCCAGCGGGATTACCGGAAACTGACGACGGCCGAGCTGGTCGACGCCATCACCAAGAGCCGCGGACTGATCACGCCGGCCGCCGCGGCGCTGGGGTGTGCGCCCCTCACGATCAGACGCCGGGCGGCATCCTCGCCGGCGATCGCCGCAGCCTTGCACGAGGCGCGGCAGCGCACGCTCGACCTGGCCGAGCTGGCGCTCTACAAGGCGGTCAGCACCGGCGAGCCCTGGGCGGTGCAGTTCATCCTCAAGACACTGGGGAAGGACCGCGGCTATGTCGAGCGCCAGGAGCAACGGCACGGCGGCCCCGACGGCGGCCCGCTGGCCCTCACCGTCACGGTCGTGCCGGACGCCGACTCCACCCCGGAGACGTGGGCACAGAAGCTCGACGTGCTGGCCGAGCGGCAGCAGCAGGAGCCCGGGCCAGGTGCTCGACGGTCCTGGGACTGATCTGTAGCGTGTCCGCGACATCGTTCCGCGCTTGTCGGCCCTCATCCAAGGGTAGGGTTTTGGAAACCCTACCCCTATCACGAGTGCGGCCCCTGCCGCCGACCTCCCCTCCAGCCTTCCCGCCTTCCTCCATCCGTCGCCTCGCTTCCCATTCCGCCACTGCGACCAATTCCAACGCCTCGCGCGCGCATAGTGTTCGGGCCCATGAGTCGCCGCGGCTCACAGGTGACACTGCTCGAGCCGCCAGACGGCCGTTGACCGGTCACCGGAGGTCGCCATGCGTGACACGGACAGCGCGGCTGAGCCGCGCCTTTTTGGCGCACTGCTCGCCCGTCTGCGCGCGGGCCAGGGGTGGTCACAGCACCAGCTGGCGGCGCACGCCGGCTATGACAGCCGCTACGTGGCCCGGCTGGAAGCAGGCAAGCGCGAGCCGTCACGCGAGACGGTTGGCGCCCTGGCCGGTCTCCTGGACTGTGACGCGGACGAGACGGTCCAGTTGTTCGTCGCGGCGGGGTTC